TCAATCGGCCTTGCCGGTTAGGTTGGCCGTGACTGTGGTCACGAAGCCTCCGCTGCTCCAGTCCAGGCGATGCACGACGGTGGTGGCGATCCAGCGGCGGGATAGGCTGGGGCGCAGGCCAGTCAGAATGATGGGGGTCTGCGCGGCGATCTCGGGGCGGCCGGGCATGGTCAGCTCGACGCCGCCGGTCGCGCGGCCTTGGCGGGCGATCTCGGCGTCGGCCGCCGCCTTCGCCGCCGCTTCGGTCGGATAGGTGTTGCGCAGGGTCCGAACGGGCTCGCCGCCCCCCGCCGTGGCGAAGACCGTGCGGGCCGCGCCCACGTCGCGATAGCGCGCCCTGACGGTGCCGAAGCTTTCGCGGTCGGCGGACACGCCCTTCCAGTCGGTCAAATCCGAACGGTCCAGAACGACCTCGGCCAGCTTTTCGCCCGACGCCGAGACGCCCGAGGCGACCGGGGCGAAGACCAGGCGCCCGCCCTTGGGCGCGGCGACGGCGTCATGCTCTCGGCCGAGGCGGGTCAGGAAGTGCAGGTCGCTTTCCCCAGTCTGGTCGCGGTGTTCAACGGGCACATCGACCAGATCGTCCGCCACGGCCGGTTCCAGGCCGTGTTCGCCCGCGATGGTGGCCACGATCTCGCCCACGGTGGTCTCGCGCCAGGAGCGGTTGCGCGTCGCCTTCAGCGCCCCCCTCATGTCGGCGGCCTTGCCCTTGATCTTCAGGACATCGGGCGGCCCCTCGGGCCATGCTTCGTCGACGACGAAACGACCGACGGGATACAGGCCGTCGCCCGCATAGCCCAGATGGACCACCAGGGCCGCCCCGCGCCGAGGCTCTTCCAGGATGTAGTCGCGGTCGTCCAGTTCGATCTCGATTTCGTCGCTCTGCTCGCCCGAGTTGTCGGTGACGGTGATGCTGATGAGCCGGTCGCGGAACAGCGCCGTCACGTCCGCTCCCCCGACCACGATCATGCAGGCCGGTTCGATCCTCAGTCCCACAGGCGCACCGTGGGCTTGATCGGCGACGACGGTATGACCGGCAGGACGACGACCACGCCCGCCGGCAGACGTGCGGGCAGGCCCGCCAGATGCGGATTGGCGGCCAGCACCGCCTCGGTCGCATCGGCCGTCCGGCCATAGGCGTCGAGGGCGATCTGATCGATCATGTCGCCATCGCGGGTAATCACCTTGCCCTTCATGCCTCGTCCTCGCCGAAGAGGCCCAGGGCGATGGTGAACTCCTGCTTCTGCGGGACGCCTTCGGCGGTGAACTCGGTCCCCTGCTCCATGACCCGCTCGACGACGTAGCGCCCCCAGATGAAGCCCAGGCCGTCCGTCAGCATGGCGGGTTCATAGGTGCGGGCGAGCAGGCGGAAGCTCTCGACCCGGTCCAGGCCGTGGCCGTGCAGCGGATAGCAGACACCCGTGATCTCGATGGTTTCGTCCTCGCCCAGCACCTGACGCGCCGCCTGGCGGTTGGCGCGGGCCAGCTTGGCGACGTTCATTTCCAGGCTGATGTTCAGCCCCCTGTAGGTCCCCTCCGCCACCGAAAAGCGGATGTCGCCCAAGGTCATCAGAACATCCGTCACTCGCCGCCTCCATCGTTGATGCCGCCGCGCTGTTCCGAGCGGCGCAGGCGGTCCAGTTCGCGCGCCAGCTCGCGGATCGAGCGGCCTTCGCCCGAGACGTGGAAGGTCATCGGGCCGTAGCTGTAGTGGTGGTGAACATCGCCCCCCGTCGCCGCGCCCGGCGCCCCACGGCCCGGAGCGGCGGGGCCGACCGCCGCCGGCACGATGTCGGCCAGGGCCGTCGCCGGCACAGCGCCCGACATGGCGGCGGCGGCAGCGGCCACCGCACCCACGGGAAGGCCCGCGCTGCGGTTCAGACCCTGGGCCAGCCCCTGCATGGTGTAGTCGCCGAACTGGGCGAAGACCCGGCTGGGCGAGCGGATGCCGAGGACGTTCTTGAAACGGGTCACGGCGCCGCTGGCCACGCCGCCGACCGCGCCCATGACCTCGCCCAGCATGGCGCGGATGCCGCCGATCAGGCCCTGCATCATGGCCCGGCCGAAGCCGGAGAACAGGTTGCGCCAGCCGTTGAAGAAGCCGGCGACGCCGCTCCAGGCGGACCGCAGGGTGTCCAGCGGACGCCAGCTCAGGACCGCGCGCACCACGTTGATGCCGGTGCGGATGCCCCGGATGAACAGGCCGATGGGGGTGAAGCTGAAGGCGAGGACCAGCATCCGGCCGAACTTCTGGCCGGCGCTGCTGGCGCCGTCGAGCTGGCCCTGGGTGGCCTTCATCGGCTGAAGCAGTCGGCCGACCCAGCCGAAGAAGTCGCCGACCGCGCCCGACACGGCGTCCCACAGCGGCTTCAGCGGCGCCAGAGCCGCGCCGATTGCCGACAACGACGGGCCGAAGGCTTCGCCCAGGGCCTGACCCACGCCGCCGAAGAAGGCCTTGATCGGCTCCCAGTATTTGCGGACGACGACGGCGACCAGGGCGATGGCGGCGACGGCGGCGACCACGCCCAGGACGACGGGGTTGGCCAGCATCGACAGGTTGAAGGCCATCATGCCGAGCCGCATCTTCGACAGGGTGCCGATGATCCGCGCCCCCGCCATCTGAAAGCCCGCGCCGCCCATGTCGCCCATCAGGGTCTTCATGATGAAGAGTGGGGCGAGGACGCCCATGACCGCATGTCCGATAGCGCCCGCGCCGACCGCGACCCCGGCGAACGCGGCCACCACCCAGACGGCGGCCTTGGCCAGCAGCGAGCCGTTCTCGCTGGCGTCCGACATCCAGTTGGCGACGCGGCCGAGAAGGTCGGCCGCCACCCCCATGGCAGGCGCCAGGATGGTGCCGGTCGCGATGCTCGCGCTGTTCATGCTGGCGGTGTAGCGCGCGAACGACGCGGCCGGCCCTTTTGAGGCGCGTTCGAGGTCGGCGTAATAGTCCTGAAGGACCGTGTCGCCGCGCAGCTCGGCGCTCTTCTGGCGGAACTCGTCGAGGTTCTGGACCAGAGCCATCATGCCGGCGCTGGCCTGACGGTCGCCGAACAGCTCGCCGATCCTGAACTTGTCGCCGCCGGTCATGCGCTGGGTCAGGGCGGCGGCCGTTTCCAGCGGCGAAATGCCCTTCTCGACCCCCGCCTTGATCTCGCGTTCTAGGTTGACGCCCATCTTGGAGAACTTGCGGATGGTCTCGGGCGAAGTGATCGCGGCCAACAGGTTCGAGACGTTGTTGGCGCCCTGGTCGCTGCTGCCGGCGGCGCGCTTGGCCATCTGGTTGGCGGTCAGCAGGTCGGCCAGGCCGCGTTCGCTGTTGCCGCCCAGCCCCTTCATCGACGCAGCCTGTTCGGGGACGTAGCGGGCCAGAACGCCGATGCCGACGCCACCCTGCTGGCCGGATCGGTTCAGCATGGCGTTGGCCTGGTCGAGACGGTCGGCGCGGACGTTGAAGGACGTGGCCAGACCGGCCGAGAGGCCGCCCGCCTCGTCGCCTGAGATGGGGTCCTTCATGGTGGCGGCCAGCTTCTGAAACCTGGCCACGGATCGACCGGCCTTCGTCAGTTCGGCCTCGGTGTTATAGACGCCCTCGGCCAGAACGGACGCATAGGCGGCCTGGACCGTTGCCGGCAGGGCGCCGATCTCCCGCGCCGTCTCCATGATGGAGCGCCGCATGGGCTGAAGCTGCTTGTCGGTCATCTGGGCGGTGATGCCGATGCCGGTCATGCCCTGATTGAACTCGGCCGCCGCCGCCACGCCAGCACGAAGCGGCCGCATCATGCTTTCGCCGGCCCGGCCGATGCCGTCCGTGACCAGCGAAGCGGACGCCAAACGGTTGCCGTTCTGCATGGCGCGGATTTCGCGGCCCTTGGGACGGCGCAGCGTCACCTCGGTCACGCGCTCGCCCTTGAAGTCGAAGGGATGGGCCAGCGGGAAGGTCTTCGTGGTGGTGTTGGTGGTCATGGTCGTGCCGCTCCTGAGGCGCCGAGGTTGGCGCGACGCTGCGCCAGTTGATCGACGCCGCCGATGCGACGGACGCCGCCCAGGATGTCGATCTCGTAGATTTCTTCGCCGCCGATGGTCAGGCGGTAGTAGTCGGGGGTCAGGTTCAGCTTGGCCTCGATCTTCGGTTCGCCAGCCTTCCACTCGCCCGGATCGACCTCGTGGATCAGGCCGCGCAGGGTGGCGACGATGGCCTTGGACGTGCCGTCCGCGCCTTCAAGCGAGCCGCGCAGGGTGATCGGCGCGTCGCGGCGGCCGACCGCCTTCAGCAGGTTGGCGTCGTATTCACTGAAGGTCAGGCCGGCCTCCAGCTTCTCAAGGCCAAAATCCAGATCGACCTCGCCGTCCATGCCGCCGTCGCGGTGAGCCTCGGTCTTGACCTTAATCTTCGGCAGGGTTCCTCCGGCCAGGCGGCCGAGCAGACCGAAGCCGTCCACGAAGGCGGTGAAGCCCTTCAGGCTGTCGGGCAGTTTGCGTTCCATGGTTGCGGCTCCTTAGGATTGGCCGGCGGTCAGGGTGACCAGCTCGGAGAAGTAGGCGTCCTCGCGGTAGGACTGGAACGTCAGGCGCTCCAACGGCGGCGGGGGCAGGAAGTCGAAGTTCACGAAGGCGCGGCCGGCCTTCATGCTGCTTTCGGTGTTCAGTTCGGGGTCCAGCCAGGCCTTGCCGCCCAGGATGGCGCCGCGCGCCTTCAGGTCCCGCAGATAGGCCTCGACCTGGCCGACCACGTCCTGAAGCAGCTGGGCCGACATCGGCCGGTCCATGGCCCAGACGTAGCTCCGCTCGACCGCGTCATGGATCACGTCGGCCGTGCGGCGGACGCACAGGAAGTCGACCTCGGTGGTGCGGTTGCCCCACAGCCGGAACTCGCCGTCCAGGCTGACGATGGTGGCGATGCCGACCGCGTTCAGGCGGTTGCTCTCGGCGGTCGGGTCCGACAGCGAGAACTCGATCATGCGGCCGACGCCCAGGACGCCGTTCAGCGGCTTGTTCGACGGCGAGTGCCAGAAGCCCAGCTCGGCGTCCGTGCGGGCGATCCGCCCCGCCGCGACGGCCGAGGACGGGGCCGTGACGATGGTCTTGCTGACGGGGTCCAGGACCTTGCGGTCGCCCTCGACCATATAGACGCGCGGGCCGCCCTCGCGCTCATGCTTGGACACGGCCTCCTCGAAGGTGCTGGCCGGGCCGTCCGTAATGACGACCGCGCGCAGCTTGTCGGCGACAACCTTCAGGGCGGCGACGACCGGGTTGGCGACGGCGACGGCCGGTTCGCCTGCGGTCGGCACCTGATGGGTGAAGCCCGGCGCGATCAGGATGCGCGGCTGGGCCTTGGCCACGGTCTGGGCCGTCAGCAGGGCATAGACGCCCTGATATCCGACGGCCTGGCCGACGACCTCGGCGAGTTGGGCCGTCTCGACCGCGTTCGCATCCACGCGGACGATGACGATGGGCGGGCGCGCCTGGTCAAAGATGCCTGCGAAGGCGCTCGGCAGGGTGCCGCGATCCGCGTCGGCCGGGGTGGCCGGCAGGACGCCCGCCGTCAACAGCGCGGCCTCGGCTGGGCTGGTGATCAGGACCGGCGTGTCCAGCGGGAACTTGTCCGCGTCGGCGAAGGGGGCGGTGCCGACGATGCCGATGACCGAGGTGGCCAGGGCGCGGATAGTGCGCGCCTCGGTCTCGATCTCCAGAACCTCGACGCCGTGCAGATAGGTATCGCTCACGGGTTTCTCCTTTGGCTGAGCGCGGAAACCGTGGGGCGACGACGAAGCCGCACGGCGAAATAGAACAGGGTGGACATGAAGGCCGGGGCGCCCTGGCTGCGCAGGGCGGCGAGGAAGGCCAGATCGGCCTCCCACTTCGGCATGGTCGGGAGCGACAACAGGTAGTCGTGCAGCACGGCGGACAGACCGACGCGACCCCAGGGATCGAACTTCCAACGCGCCCACCAGGGGATCGACGCGCCGTCCGTCTCGAACCCGGCCGGGATCACGAAGTAGCGCGCCGTGTCGATCACAGCGGGCGGCACGAGCGAGAACCGCAGCACAATGGGCTCGACCACGCGCCAGACGGCCCGGCCGTGTTCGGTGCGGCTGGTCAACTGGAACTTCGGACCCTCGGTGACGAAGCGGATCATGCCGGGGCTTGGCCGGTCAGCACCTGGGCCAGCCGCTCCTCGGTCAGGACGCCCAGCGGGACCAGCAGCGACAGCCACTGGATCGTCTCGGGGTGGTCCAGCTCGATCAGGCCGGCGCGCAGGGCGTCATAGTGGGTCAGGCCGACCTCGAACCCGACCAAGGCGGCCTTGGTCGGGTCGCCGTAGTCAGCCGGGGCCAGCGCCGCCACCGTCTTGCGCAGGGCGTTGAACCCGGCCAGCTCGGCCTGGGTGAACATGCGCAGGAAGTCGACGATAGCCATCTGGATCGGCGCGACCGGCGCAGGCGCAGGGGCCACCGGCTCGGGCGCCACCCAGTTGCCGCCTTCCATGCGTGAGCCCTGGACCACGTCGGCGGGAACCGCGACGAACTGGACTGCCAGTTCGGGGTGGAACCGCTCAGCCGGGTCGGCGTCGGTCACGTCCACGGCGACATCGTCGATGATGCGGGCGAACTTCATGGTCAGAACTCCACGATGACCAGGCCGCCCGAGACGCCCTGGGTATAGTTGTCGCCTTGCTGGGCGACGGTGATGGCGATGGGTTGGCCTGGCTCGACGGCGAAGACGCCGCGCGCGTATCCGCCGCCGCCGCCGCCCGCGCGGGCCTGGGTGCCGCCCATGCCGCCGCCGATACGCATTTCGGAGCCGCCCACGGTGCTGGGCGCGCTCTTGTCCCAGGCAGACCAGCAGAAGCCGCCGACGCCGCCCTGGGCGTCATCACCGCCCGCACCGCCGCCGCCGCCGCAGGCGCCGCCCCAACCGCCTCGGCCGCCTGGGGTCGCCGACGAGGTGCCGCCGCCTGCGCCGCCCGCGCCGCAGCCGCCGCTTTGGCCGGTGACGGTCTGGGCTTTGCCCCCGCCGCCCACAAACCCGAACAGCGGATGAGGAAGAGCGACCAAGCCGTTGTTGTTCAGGCTGATACGGTCGCCGGTCAGGTCCGATCCCGGAATGCCGGGCATGCCCTCACTATCGAGCGGCGAGGCGCCGTTGCCGAAGACGCTGGCGCCCCCGCCGCCGAACCGAGGTCCGTTGTTGAGACCGGCGCCGCCGACCTTGCCACCGACCGCGCCGCCGCCGCCGCCGCTGGT